AATCCCTTTTGCTGAAAGTGCTCCCTCTGATAACTTACAAGTTGAAGAAGTTGGTGATGATGTTCTTATTGGTGACCCAGAGCTTGATGAAGTAAAAGAAGAAGATAGCAATTTCGATGCAAATCTGGCAGAAGACATGTCCGATAAAGAATTAAGCAGGACAGCCTCAGACTTAATAGGTTTTTATAATACAGATCGTGAAGCTCGTTCTGAATGGGAGACTCGATATAAAAAAGGTTTAGAAACTCTTGATCCAGATGGTGGGATGGAAGAGTCTGAAGAGGAGCGTGCTGTTCGTGGACTTTCAACTGTTGTTCATCCTTTAATATCAGAAGCTGCAACTCAATTTAACGCTAAAGCAATTGCAGAGCTTTATCCTTCAGGTGGTCCAGTTAAAACTGTTATTGTCGGAGACCCAAGTGAAGAGCTAGAAGAACAAGCTCGCAGAGTCCGTGAATATATGAATTATCAGATCACTCAAGAGATGCCCGAATACTTTCCTGATCTTGATCAAATGTTATTTCACTTACCATTAGTTGGCCAGACATTTAAAAAGGTTTGGTGGGACGCAAATATGGATCGGCAATGTTCTCAGTTTGTTAAAGCTGAAGACTTTGTTGTTGCACCAGAAAGCAAAGACTTGTATACATCTTTAAGATATACTCATGTTATTCGTATGCCGAAAAATGATTATAATCGTTATGTTGAGTCAGGCTGGTATCTGCCAACTAAAGATAAAGGTGGCGATCTTGATCCTTCAGGAGACACAATCGGAGAGATAGAAGGTGTTGATCAATATGCAGATGATTCTAAAGATGAGGTTATAACTCTTCTTGAGATGCATGTTTACGAGTCTTTTGAGGATGAAGATGCAGAAGTTGCGATCCCTTATGTTGTTACAATAGATTACGACAACGAGAATGTTGTTAGCATTCGTCGCAATTGGAAACAAGATGATGAGAAAAAGAAAAGAAGAGACTGGTTCGTCAGTTATAAATTTCTTCCTGGATTGGGTTTTTATGGCTTTGGATTATTTCATCTTATTGGTGGATTGGGCAAAGCAGCAACTGGATCCTTACGAGCTTTATTAGACTCAGCTGCATTTGCGAATATGCAAGGTGGTTTTAAATTAAGAGGCAGAGTTTCAGGTGGCGAGATGCAAGTCAATCCTGGAGAGTTTGTAGATCTTGATGCGACTGTTGACGATGTTAACAAAGCTATAATGCCTTTGCCTTTTAAAGAACCAAGCAGTTCTTTGTTCTCGTTATTAGGTTTTATTGTTGATGCAGGTCAGCGTTTTGCTAGTACTGCTGACTTGAATGTTGGGGATGTAAACCCAAATGCACCTGTTGGGTCAACAGTCGCACTAATTGAGCAAGGTTCCAAGGCTTTCTCAGCGATTCACAAAAGGTTGCATTATTCCCAAGGTCAGGAGTTTAAGCTAATTTCCTCCCTGAATGCTGAAAACCTTCCTGACCAGTTTACATTTTCATCTATTGGAGGTGACTCTGAAATATTTGCTGCCGACTTTAGTGATCGCATTGACGTTCTCCCCGTCAGTGACCCCAACATATTTTCTACTGCCCAGAGAATAGCACAAGCACAAGCCGTTTTACAAATGGCTCAGTCAGCTCCTGACATGCATAATATGTATGAAGCATATAAACGTATGTATGAAGCCATAAGAATACCAAACATAGATGAAATCCTTATGAAGCCTGAAGAAGCTCCAAGAATGGATCCAATAGACGAGAACATGTCTGTTATGTATGGCAAAGCAATTAAAGCTTTCCCAGATCAAGATCATGATTCTCATATCGCAGTTCACATGCAGTTTATTCAAGATCCTTCTCTCGCAGGAAATCCTGGTGCTCAAGGAATGTTGCCTGTTTTAATTGCACACATTGCTGAACATGTTGCATTATTGTATAGAGTTAGAATGGAAGCTGGAGTTGGCGTTCCGATGCCACCAATTCCTGATTTTAAATCTAACGATTACCAACCGAAAGACATCTCTCCTGATTTAGATAAATTAATTAGTCAGCGTGCTGCTCAAGTTGTACAACAAGCTCCTCAAATGAAAGAGATAGAAGCATTAACTGCTGCAATGAAACAAGGTCAACAACAAAACCCATTACAATATGCACAACAACTCGCTCAACTCGAAACTGAAGCCCTCAAAGCTAGGACGCAAGCCCAAATCTCTGCAGATCAAGCTAAAGCACAGTCCTCAATCCAAATTAAACAGGCTGAAGCACAACAAGATATGCAAATAGAAGCAGCAAAAGCTCAGGCAGATCTACAGGCAAAAATAACAAAGCTCGAAGCTGATTTACAATTAGAACGAGAAAAGAATGCATCTAAAATACAGATGGAACGAGAAAAGAATGCAGCAGATATTCAAATGGAGGCATTAAAAGGTGAATGATATTCTTGCTTCTATACGACCTATTAATCCTGGAGCTTTCGGCAATATTCAACCAAGACAACAACAAATGGCTCCAATGCCACAAGGTGGTGACCAAATGACAAATTATTTAATGGGTAAAATTGAAGAAATTAAAGGTAGATTAGGACAAGGTGATATGGGTGCTTTATCTAATGTCGCTGAAGCGATGAAAGGACAAACATGAACCAATTCGGAGCATTACCAAAAGAAACAGTTATTGAGGGTCAGCCTCATATGTTGGCTTACATCAATCCAGAAGAAGAGAAAATGATTCAAGAATATAGAGGCAACATTCCTCCTATTGTTGGGCCAAATGGCGTCCCTGCTTATTGGTTTCACTCAGGAGGTGGAAGCAGTCACTCTCACAGCAATGATGATAAAGATGACAAACCAGGAATTTTAGAGAGTTTAGGTAATGCACTCTCTTCTGCTGGGTCTGCAGCTTTTGAAGCACTCTCTTCTGCTGGGTCTGCAGCTGTTAATTTTGTAAGTGATGCTGGTAGTGCTGCAGGTGAAGTTATTACAAATCTTGGAACAGGTCTTTATGATTTAGGAAGTGATGTTGCAGAAGATCTTTATGATTTAGGAAGTGATGCTGTTGGTGCTGCAGGAGATACTTTGACAGAGATTGTAACTCTGGGACAAGCTGACACATCAACTTATAATCCTGTTGAAGGAGTTGATTTTTGGACAGATCAAGAGGGAAATAAGTTTGATAATGTGGAAGACAGGGATGCTTCTAATACGACCATAACCAACACAAAAGTGAAAGACCCAAGCACAGGATTAACTTTTAATGAAGCATATGCTGCAAATCGTGCTGCTGGAGTGCAAACATTTATGTGGAAGGGATCAGAATATGGAACAGGCTTACCATCAACTCAAACTGCAGTTTACTACGATGCGTTTGGCAACCCATATTCAACTCAAGCTGCAGCCAGTGCAGCAGACGTAGCAGCTGCCGAGCAATCAGCGAAAGTTTACTACGATGCATTCGGCAACGAATATGGAACTCAAATTGAAGCGAACAAAGCAGACTTATTAGCTTCTGCCCAATCATCACTTGATGGACCATCAATTCAAGATTTACAAACTAATCTTGACAATGTAATTGGTCAAGGATTTTCCGAAGGAGATCCTCCATACGAACAGGCAAAAGAACAACTCAATGCTGAACTAGGAAATTTAGAAACTAAAATAGACAAAGGCAAAGAAATAGTTGATGCATACATTGACAAATATGGAATGTCTCATTTAGAAGATAGATTCAAAGTAGGAAGGATAAATCCAAATACAGGACAACCTTACCCATTACTTGATTCCAACATGGTTAATCCTTTAGACGCAGACACAATGCCTTACACTCCTGATGGTTTAGATTATGATGAGATTATTTATTTAGGTGGTGAGCCTTTCGAATCAACAGTAGATGGAGTTGATATTGGAGTTGGCACAATCCCAGCATTAGATACTTCAACAGACACATCTGCAGAAATAATTGCTGATGATGTTTCGCAAACTTCTCCTGTTGTTAATCCAGACGGAACAGTTACTTTCCCTGACTCAACCACCCAAGAAATAATTACTACAAC